GCCCCGACACCCACCGAGACCCCGAGGTTTGACAAGGCCACGAGCGACAGAGTGTTTAGGGAGGTTGCATTCACGTTCGTCCCAAAGATGTTTGTGGTCTGGATCGCGTTCGAGGCCCAGAGGTTCCCTTGGACACCGACCATAGCGCCTGTTGAGACGGACCCGACCTGTACAGGTCCTGGTACGGTCAAGACGTTTGCGGTCGTTCCGTTGGACGTGTTGACCCACGCATTTCCAAATGAAATAGAGGAGGTCCCGTCAACCTTGGGGTTCAAGTTTCCTGAAAAGACTGAATAGGCCCCCAGACTTGTCAGGTTCTGGTTTAACGTGACGTTCCCGACCGTTGTCGCGTCACCGAAATACGTGGTCGTGTTTGACGCCATCCTACTTTACGTGTCGATAATGTTTCTCCTCATATTCATGATGATAAATAGACCACACAGGGCGACAGTCGTGATCATCACGAGCCTCCGAAGCTCACCCGAGTCCCACGGGACCGGATCTGGAAGGCTCTGGGGCCTGTCTGGACTCATGGGGACGTCCGTCGTTTCGAAACGCAAGACGAACATGTTCCGGCCCATATCGATGGGCGGACTGAAGTTTCCGTCGACAAACACAGCCCCGTTATTGGGTTGACGCCACGTAATGGTCAAACGGTCAATCTTATCGATGCGTGCAGGATACTCTTGCCAGATGCGATAATTTGCGTTGTAAAATTCGGTGTTTACTGCAATGGAATTGGCGACGGTCGAGACGGTGTTGGACACGACGAGAGCAAGCGCGCCTCCAGTCGCCTTGACGGGAATGGTGGCAAATGAGCCATAAAAAGCGTTTGACGACTGGGTCAAGAGACTGCCCGTCTGGGTCAAGCGGTCCGCGACGAGATTCCTGGGCGTACGGAGTTCCGTGATATCCAAAGTCAAAAACTGTGAACTGAACACGTTGGGTAACATGGCAGTTAAGAGCTCCACCTTCGTGACATTCACGATGGGCTGGGTCAAGTGGAGCACATACGAGTTTGAATTTGGATACAGGGTTTGATTCCTGTTATTCGAATCGACGTAGACTGTAAAGTCTGGCATCTTCTAGTAAGGGAAAACTTTAGTTTTCCGTTGAATCGGGGTCTGGGTCCTTCGGACTGCCTGCTTACTTCTCGAGCAACGAACCGCCGATACCATCGACGATGGCAAAGTCGCGAATCTGCTCGCGAACATAGGCGGAGCCGCCGCACAGACCGCCTGGGGTCAGGCCCCGGGAGTAGTAATCGGCCTTCTCGGAGGGACCGGCCGTACAGTCCAGAGAGGGCTGGATGTCAAACACGCTCCCGGGCAGCTTAGCAACTGCCGGGCCGGGCTGGATGGACACGGGCGCACCCATGTAGCTACTGGTCGTCTGGCCCTTGAGCAGGGTCCACAGGATCACAAACAGCAGGGCGATGATCAGGACTTGGGTCGCCGCCTTGAAGAACTTTGCCATTTACGTTTTACTGATATTATATTTTCCAAAGGTGCGTTAAAGCCAAGAGAGACCTTTCTTGAAAAGTACTAATGGACATAGTAATAGGCGACCAGGGACCCACGACTATGAGCCTGAATGACGACGAGAACAAGTTGCTTGACGAGATTTCCATCCAGCTCCCCGAGCGCAAGACGGTTCCCCTGAAGGCGAAACCGAGTCGGCCGAGCCCTTTTGCAAAGCGGACGGCCGGGCCGGTGATTCCGAACGTTCAACCTGATGACGGTCTAGACCTGTTTATGAACCCTGGGAAGCACGTCCCTGCAGCGCCTCCCCCGCCCGAGGAGTATGACGGCGGCGAGGAGCCTATGGACGAGGAGGACTATCAGCAGGGCCAGGCTGGTGGTGGCGGTGCCCAAGTGCCTTCTGAGGGGTACAAGACCATCGAGGACGAGAAGGCCGATCTGCTGAACAAGATTAGCCGACTGGCCAAGAAGGGTTTCCAGACGAGTGCGCGCCTGAACATTTACAGCGACATTGAGGAGATTCGGACCGAGTACAAGCGTATCACGTATAGTATCGAGGTGGACCGGTCCGTGAAGTTCCAGCGGCGTATGCTGGTGGCGTGCGTGACCGGGCTCGAGTTCCTGAATGACAAATTCGACCCGTTCGACCTGGAGCTGAACGGCTGGTCCCAGAACGTCATGGAGAATGTCGAGGACTATGATGGCGTCTTTGAAGAGCTGTACAACAAGTACAAGACGAAGATAAGCGTCGCACCAGAGGTCAAGCTCATTATGATGGTTGGTGGATCTGCTATGATGTTCCACTTGACCAACTCGATGTTCAAGGCGGCCGTTCCAAACGTCAGCCAGGTGATGAAGCAGAACCCGGACCTGATGCGCAATATGGTCGATGCAGTCCAGCGCAGTCAGCAGGGTGCTGGCCCGGGTGCAAACGAGCCGCCGTCCCAGGGTCTGCGGCGCGAGATGCGTGGACCCGGAATGGACTTTGGATCCCTGATGGGTATGATGGGCCCGCCCCCGCCCGTGATGACTCGGCCTGGTCGCGCAGAGGATGATGACGTGTCTGATATCGTGAGCATGGATGCAGAGGACCCCGATACGCGCGAGGTGAAGCTGGACGGTGGCGAGAAGAAGAAGCGCGGGCCAAAGGGCAAGGGGAAGAAGGAAGTGAGTTTGTAAGCGGAGCTTACAAACTCACAGACCCGAAGGGGCTCCTCCTCCCAAAGTACAGCGCCCTAAAATTTTTTAGAAACTAATAAAAGGAAATGGCACTATCATATGCGCCATTCGAGGACGTATCAGCACCCAAGCCGCCCATCTATGACCCACTCAAGTTGGGCGCGGTCGGGAAAGTGTCCAGACCCGAGGCTGATGCGACCGAGTGCAATTACATAGTCATGTTTTTCGTTATTGGCGTATTCCTCATCGCGTTGTCTGATGCTATGAAATCTTCGCGTTGATTTTTAGTGATGGGACAGTTTAGGACCTTTTTGTCATGGTACCGTCTCAAGTCAAATAGCCGACACGTGTTCCTCAAGATTTATGGATCAAAATATCTTGAGGAACAACCTGAAACGATTGAAGAGGCGGACCAGCTCGCCCAGGAAACGCTTGAGGCGTGTCAGGACCTTCGGGACATTATCGCACAGGACCAGAGGGAGCTCGTGGTCATGCTCGATATGCGAGGGTGCGACATGTCTGAAGCGAATTTTATAACGTTTTTTAGATACTGCAAAACGGCCGCGAGTCAAGGGCTCGACCTTGACCGTGTCGAGGTCCGGGGTGCGAGTCCCTTGTGGCACTACGTGTGCAAATTCTTACCCAAATATACGAGGGACCGCATCATTTTGATAGACACGGCTTGACGCTCGCGACGCTCAGAAGCTCCGAGATGCTTCCCTGGTACACCTTGACTTGCTGATCATAGTGCCCCGACGTGATCGGGCCTGGAGTGCTCACAGTCATTTGTAATTTTACAGAGAAATTTTACAGGACCCAGCCCCAAACACTTTTGGGGGGTCCTCCCGAGCCTCGGCGTCCCCCATGGCAAACCCTGATTCCCGATACACCACTGAGCGTTTCCGGAACATGGGCAAACACACGGACCATTTGTCGACCACGTCTATGATGAGAGGTGCATTGACCTTTCCGGGCGTCTCACGCATGATGCGTCCTATGGACTGTTTGATGTCACTCTTGGGTGTCGCCAAGATGACTGTATCAAGTACGGGGATATCCAGACCCTCCTGGGCCAACTGGAACGTGGCAACGACTACAGATTTTTGGGCCGAAATTGCGAGCTCATCCTCTTTCATACCTCCAATGTACAGACCGGCCAACTTAGAGCCAAGCTTTTCCTGAAAGAACAAACAATGGTCCCGCCGGTCACTCAAGACCAGAACGCGTCTGTTTTCCTTGACAAGCTTTTCGATCCGCCGAAGCAACATGTCATTTCGCGCCTCGAGCTCCGTGATGACTGTTATCATACCGGCCATATTCAACTTGCCAAACCGGGTCACTGGAGGAGGCTCGGAAAAGGTCCCGCTCGGATCGAGCCACCGGATCACCTCGACTCGTGTGGTCTTTTGATCTTTCCGCTCGACTCTGAAGAATTCTGGACCCAAAAACCAATACAAGAGCCGTGTGAGACCATCCTTTCGATCTGGTGTTGCCGTCAGTCCAAGGGTCCATCGAGGACAGACCTTGAACATGAACTGTGAAAAGGCCGGAGCGCCTATATGGTGGGCCTCGTCCACGATGAGGAGCCCAAACGAATCAAAGGCGCCCTTTGGAAACTCGCGTTGACACATGGTCTGGATCATAGCAATGACAAAGTCCTTTTCGACGTCGTATTCGTCCCCTTGGACCCGGCCTATCGTGGCCCCGGGACAAAAGGCCTGGATACGGTCTCGCCACTG